CAGCACTGTTGCAGAAATGTCACACTTGTTGCAATAACAACACACTAGCTAATTTAAACATATAACAATATGTGCATATGTTTATCCCTTTCGCACTCACTCTTACTCACTGGAAATTTTTACAACATTGACCAACATTGGACACCATTGTCACAATTGTTAGCCTGGGCTAAACTCTACACCATTGGCCAACATTGTTGCCTGATACAATCAGCATACTAATTGTAACCTATGCAACAATTAGGTTCCTAACGTTTGTTCCAGTTTTGTTCCAATGTTGTGACCCCCCCGGCGCGTATGTTAATATTAACGTCCATTGGGTCCATTTTTGGGGGAAAAGTAAAAATCCTTGGACCTCTATTGACAACATTGTCCAAACATTGTACAATAGAAGTAAATACCAGGAGTATTTTCATGGCTCGTAGACAGGCTAACCTTTGGGCTAACTACCGTAATCCCAAGGAACTAGAAGAAAATCTCACGGAAAAAGAACAAGCGTTTGTAGAGGCCTTGATTGACCAAAAGCTCGAACCTGAAGCAGCGTTTGACGCGGCTGGCTACACCGATAATTCTAACAAGCGCCGCCCTCGTGCTCTCATGTTGCAGCGTTACCTCTGGAAACATATTGAAAAGCGTATACAATCCCGCATTTCTGAAACTACTACGCTTGCTCTAAACGTCCTAGAAGACCTGATGCGAACAGCGGAGTCGGAGAACGTAAAGCTCAACGCAGCCAGAGACCTCCTAAGCAGAGCTGGCTACGACGCTGTCCACATGGTCAAACAGGAAACTACGATCAAAGAAGCTTCCGAGATGACCGACCAAGAACTAGACAAAGCTATACAAAACTTAATCACCGACGACAAAGTTGTCCCCTTAAAGTCTCGTAAATGAACAGCAAGACACAAGCGTTAAAACTTCTAGAAGAAAAGAAGCGTAGAGTACTCACAACCCGTATTGCCCAATATGATCCCTACGCGTACCAACGTAGGTTCCACGCAGAGGGACAAGAGTGTCCACAGCGGATCTTAATGGCGGCAAACCGGGTAGGAAAAACCTTTTGCGGAGCAGCGGAAACCGCCTACCACATGACGGGCGAGTATCCAGAATGGTGGGAGGGGCACAGATTTGACAAGCCGGTGCGTGTCTGGGCCGCTGGCGAGTCCAACGACACAACCCGAGACATTATCCAGAAGGAGCTTTTCGGCCAGCCGCAGGACCCCGGCCAGCTAGGATACGGCGCAGTACCGCTCAAGAACATAGTAGATACCATACGAAAGCCAGGTGTACCTAACGCGTTTAGCGCAGCCTTGGTCAAGCATAAATCAGGCGGTAATTCGCAAATTAGTTTCAAGGCGTACGAACAAGGGTTCGAAAAGTTCATGGGCGAAGCCATAGACGTTGTATGGCTAGACGAGGAACCAAGGCACGAAATTTTTAGCCAGTGCATCACCAGAACCGCCGATACAAACGGCATCGTATATATGACATTTACACCGGAACGCGGGATGACAAGCGTTGTCTCTTCGTTCTTGAACGATCTTAAACCAGGCCAGAGCTTGGTAACTGCAACATGGGACGACGTTGACCACCTAGACGAGAAGACAAAGGAACAACTTCTAGCCGTCTATAGCCCAGCCGAGCGGGACATGCGCTCTAAGGGCATCCCGGTATTCGGCTCAGGACTTGTCTACCCGGTCAAAGAGGAAGACATCGTCTGCGACGACTTTGAACTGCCAAGTCACTTCCGGTGCTTGGCGGCTATTGATTTTGGATATGACCACCCCACGGCCATAAGCTGGGCAGCTTTTGACCCAGACGACGACGTGATCTATGTGTACGACGAGTACCGTCGCAGCAAGGAGACACCACTGACCCACGCTGCGGTGATAAACTCCAGAACACCTGGACTACCTGTAGCGTTCCCTCACGACGGTCTACAGCACGACAAAGGCAGCGGGATACAGCTCGCGCAACAATACAGAGACCTGGGCGTCTACATGCTCCCTGAGCATTTTTCTAACCCACCGGTCAACGGAGCAAAGAATGGAAATAACTCAGTTGAAGCTGGAATTAGCGAGATCCTACAGAGATTCGAGACTGGCCGTCTACAGATTTTTAGCTCGTGTCAAGAAACGCTTGAGGAACTGCGGCTCTACCATCGTAAGAACGGTAAAGTCGTTCCGATAAAAGACGACTTGCTTAGTGCTATGAGATACGCTGTGCTCTCCGTGGAACGCTTTGGAGAACGCTCTAAGAACAAAACGCACTACCGGCGGTACGAGTTCGATAAACCGATACAGTACTCAAACGCGGGGATTATTTAATGGCTCTTGAACTATCAGACGACGAAATCCTTGCACTTGTAGACTCCGAGATCAACGGCAGCACGTCGTACCTTGACTCCGAGATTGCTAACCAGCGCGAAAAAGCGATGGAGTATTTCTACGGGGAACCCTTTGGCAACGAAGAGGACGGTAGATCTCAAGTCGTAGTCACCGACGTACAAGACACCATCATGTGGATGATGCCCACGCTGATGCGGGTATTCACCGCTGGTGACAACGTTGTTAGCTTTGAGCCAGAGGGGCCAGAAGACGAGGAGGTAGCAGAGCAGGCTACCAACTATATAAACCACGTGTTCTACCACCAGAACGATGGGTTTATGGTCCTGTATAACATGTTCATGGACGCGCTAATCCAGAAGACAGGCGTGGTCAAGCACTACTGGGAAGAGCTAGAAGACATCACCAGCGAGAGCTACCAGAACCTCACCGACCAAGAATACAACCTGCTTCTGCAAGACGACGAGCTAGAGCTAGACCAGCACACCGAGCGCACCGAGTACCGTCAAGCCATAGACCCTGCCAGCGGCGAGGTGATCCAGGTAGAAGAAATCGTGCACGACGCGGTGTTTATCCGCAGGTCTACCCAGGGCAAGGTAACCATAGAAAACGTACCACCGGAAGAGTTCCTGATCAACCGTGGCGCTAAGACCATAAACGACGCTAGGTTCATCTGCCACCGCTCGACCAAGAGCCGGAACGACCTGATCCGCATGGGCTTCGACGAAGAGCTAGTAGAAAGCCTCCCCGCCTACAGCTCTGGCGCTAGCGACGTAACCACCAGCCCAGAGTACATGGCCAGACACTCCTACGATTCTAGCCAAGTATCTCCTAGTGAATCCTCCGCAGAATACGATCAGCTCGTAGAAGTCTACGAGTCCTATATGAACCTAGAGATAGACGATTCTGAAATCGCTGTGATGCACAAGATCACGCACAGCGGTAAAGAAATCCTAGACATAGAGCCGATAGACTACAAGCCGTTCAGCGCTATCTGCCCACTGCCTATACCTCACAAGTTCTACGGTCTGTCTATCGCGGAACTTATCCAAGACGTACAGCTTATACGCAGTACCCTGACCCGTAACTTGCTAGACAATATGTACTTGGCAAACAACGGCAGGTTCCAAGTGGTCGAAGGGCAAGTCAACATCGATGACCTGCTGACCAACCGCCCAGGCGGCATCGTACGCACCAGATCGCTAAACGCTCTCCAGCCTATCCAGACACCTGCTCTGCAGAACTACTCGTTCGAGATGCTAGAGTACTGGGACAAGATCAAGTCTGGACGCACCGGCGTAAACCCATCTACGCAGGGCCTACCTGCCGATGTGCTAAAGTCGCACGTAACCGCAGGAGCTATCACCGGTGCTCTGAGCAACGCACAGGGTCGCATAGAGCTAGTAGCGCGTATCTTCGCCGAGACCGGCGTACGCGATATGTTCAAGTCGATCTACAACCTGGTGCAGCGGTACGAGAACCGGAAGCGCATCGTGCGCGTACAAAACAAGTACGTGCCTATAGATCCCGCTAGCTGGCGCGAAGACCTAGACGTACGCATCGAAGTAGGCCTAGGCTACGGAGACCAAGACGTAAAGCTTAATAACTTGTCTACGTTCACCACCGTGATCGAGAAGGTAGCTACGCAGACCGAGGGTATAGTAAGCGCAGAGAACATCTACAACCTAACGCGCGAACTAGCCAAC